TGCCGGGTTTTGAACACGTGAGTCCGATTGATGGAGAACAAACAGGAATTAAGCTTCCGTACATCGTGACGATTGACGAGGGCAGCGGAAAAGTTCTGGCAATTCGCAGAAACTGGCGTGAAGGTGACGAGTACTACAAGAAGATTCAGTACTTCTCTCATTACAAATTCTTGCCCGGCTTGGGTTTTTATGGTTTCGGCCTTTTGCACATGATTGGTGGCCTTGGTCGTTCTGCCACCTCTATTCTGAGGCAGCTGATTGATGCTGGTACACTTGCTAATCTTCCCGCTGGCTTTAAGGCTCGTGGTATTCGCATTCGTGATTCTGATGAGCCTCTGTCTCCTGGCGAGTTTCGTGATATTGATGTTCCCGGTGGCGCTCTGCGCGAAAGCATTATGCCGCTCCCGTACAAGGAACCTAGCCAGACTCTGATGAGTCTTCTTGGGTTTATTGTGGATGCAGGTCGCCGTTTTGCGGCGATTGCGGATCTTCAGGTTGGTGACGGTAACCAGCAAGCAGCTGTTGGAACTACAGTGGCTCTTCTTGAGCGTGGTTCCAAGGTCATGTCCGCAATTCACAAGCGGCTTCACTACGCACAGAAACAAGAGTTCAAAATGTTAGCTCGTGTTTTTGCTGAATCTCTCCCGCCCATGTATCCGTATAATGTGTACGGTGCCGAGGCAACCGTAAAACAGGCAGATTTTGATGAGCGTGTCGATGTTATACCTGTGTCTGATCCAAATATCTACTCCATGTCACAAAGGCTGGCACTCGCACAAACGCAGCTTCAGCTGGCGCAGACTAATCCGCAGATGCATAATCTCCACGAAGCGTATCGCAGAATCTATGAAGCGATAGGCGTGCATAACATTGAGGCGCTGCTACCGACACCTACGCCACCGCAGCCCACTGATCCGGCCATAGAAAACGCAAAATCGATTATTCAAGAGAATTTGCAGGCGTTCCCGACGCAGGATCATGATGCACACATGACGGCGCACATCATATTTATGAAAACGCCAGTTCCGGCGGCGTCTCCGCCAGTGTTTGCTTTGTTGCAGGCGCACCTCTGCGAACATATTGCGTTTAAGGCTCGAGGCGTTGCTGATGCAGAAATGAGGGCCATGATGGAGCAGGCTATGCAGACAGGTCAGCAACCTCCTCAGATGGACGTAGAGGCCAAGGTCGCTGAACTTATAGCTCAGTACACCGAAGAAGTTATGGCGGCTCTCATGCCCCCGCCAGAGGGCGAAGTAGACCCCTTAGTTGAGCTCCGGTCTAAGGAACTCGATATCAAGGCGGCAGACTTACAGCGCAAGGCTGCTGAATTCGACCAACGCCTGATGTTTGATATGGCGAAGGAAGAATCTAAGGAAGAGTTGGCCGCAGACAAGATAGACTCACAGGAGGATATCGCTCTGCTACGGGCCGAGGTTAATCGCGAACGTATCAATCAAGGCGCACCTGGAAGGGGTAATTAGTTATGGGAAGTACTTTAGAAGCACAGCAGGCGAAAGCTCCAAAGCCGAAGAAGAAAAAGGTGACGGTCAGCCCCGGCAAGCCTTTCTATTCAAGTAAGGAGATTAAACGCGGGTTTGAAGCCACTCTACCTTCTGCTGTTGAGGCGGAGAGGTCAAGACAGGGACCTATGGGTATGATGTCTCCGAGGGCGGCTATTCTTAAAACGGGCATACGGGTGGGAAGAATGATGGAGCCCGATGAGGTTGATGTGGGTTCTCGTCTGGCCGAAAAAGCAGCCAAACAGATTATCAAACGAAACGATGGCGGTATGGCTAGTAAGACACGAGTCTTTTAGTGACCATATCCAGATCACAAACCCCTAAAGAACTTACCGGAAGGAGCAGTAAAATGGCTATGAAAAAGAAGGGCGGCACCCGAAAAATGAAAACTGGTGGCGCGGCTAAACGCAAAGTAGGCGGCGTTGCCAAACGCAGAGGCGGCGGAACTCTGATGAAAAAGAAGGGCTATGCTCGTGGTGGTGTTAAACGTAGGTAATGCCATATCTTCAAAGCAACATTCCGCATTTTCACTGCTGGGTGCGACGAGAATTTACTCATAATCATGAGCAATACCATGGGGAATTTCTCCATGCCATGGCGATAGCCGTAACAACGATTCCAGACCGATCTCTTAGCTTTCAGCTAGTCTTCACGGGTTGCGAAAGCGATGATACGGACGAGGAAAACATACACGGGGGCGCGATGTGGGCCAGAATGCCTATCACCGCCCTCGTGGCCGACACGCCGCTGGAAAAGTGGCCAGAAAGAATGGTTACTCACCACGCGCAGCCTTGGGACTGTAGTTCTCGAGATCACGCGGTCATACAGTATGATAGGACTAGTTCTAGTCCTTGGATTTGTAAGATTGACGGTGAGTTCTATACAGGTAAATATATGTTTACCGTTGATTACACAGGATCATCTATCGCGGACGATCCTGCCCAGCATAAGCAGAGCCATGTAATTGAGCTTACGGACGCTGGAGATTGGACCGGAAATATCGTTGCGTTGCCTAATAACCGGGTAAGAGCGACGAGCCCCGCTTTGTGGGAAACAGGTGAAGGAGCCCCCGACTTTAAGCCAAGTCAGTGGACACATAATGCAGAGTCTGACGGAAGCTACATGGATCCGTCAGTAACGTTTGATAATTTGTATAGTGGGAAACAGTAATGTTTCACGTGAAACAAAATGGCTAGAAAGAAGGCAAAACCCATACGCCGCACTACAAGCGGAAAGGGGGCCAACTATCGTAAAACCAGCACGGGTGCTGGGATGACGAAGAAGGGCGTTGCCGCTTATCGTAAGGCCAATCCTGGTTCCAAGCTTAAAACAGCGGTCACTGGTAAGGTTAAAAAGGGAAGCGCGGCGGCAAAACGTCGGAAGAGTTACTGCGCTCGTTCCTTGGGTCAACTCAAACGTAGTTCTGCTAAGACGCGTAACAACCCTAACTCGCGGATTCGGCAGGCTCGTAGAAGGTGGAAGTGCTGATGGCTACTAAAGACGCTTGTTATAAAAAAGTTAAGGCTCGATACAAAGTGTTCCCGTCTGCGTATGCGTCTGGAGCAATAGCTAAATGCCGAAAGGTTGGCGCTAAAAATTGGGGTAACAAAACCAAAAGAGCCGTTGGTGGTAGTTATACAGTTAAGACTAACGGGTGCGGGGCTGTGATGCCCAAGCACGGTGGGAACCAAGTCAGGATATTTTGATGGCTGTTCGGAAGACAAAGAAGGGCGCCGCTCTCAAACGTTGGTTCAAAGAAGAGTGGGTCGATGTACGAACAGGTAAACCTTGCGGAAGGAAGAAAGGCGAGAAGAGAGGCACGCCTTATTGCCGGCCCAGCAAGCGTGTCTCAAAGGAGACGCCTAAGACATCCAAAGAGTTAACACCGTCTGAAAAGAAATCTAGGGTAGCTCAGAAGAGAACTTTGGGCCAACCACCCGGCTCACCTCGTAGAGTAAAGCCTGTAAAACGTGCAAAACGTGGTGGTATGATGAAAGTGAGGGTCTTCTAATGGCTAAAAGTCGAATGGTTAACCAGATGTCTGATCAGATGGACATCTCTAAAAAGGAGGCCGGTGGTCTTATGCGAGAAGCAAAAATGATGAACGACATGGACCGTCCGGGCATGGGCGGCTATGAAATGGGCATGGAAGAAGGTGGTTTAAACACGGGCCAGAAGGCTCTGCGTGAGAAAAATCCGGAGGTCGTTGCTCGAATGGAGGGCGTTTCTGTAGATGAGGTCATGGATATGGCCGATGGCGGAATGGCCCGTATCAAAGGCGCTCCGCCCGTTCAAGTGTAGGGCCTGACCTATAACGATAACGGTGGGAAGGGGACTTTCTGATGGAAGAGTCTGGCAAAACAATTTCTGACGCGGATCGTCGTCGTGCAAGAATGATGCTATCTGGTGAGTCTGGCAAAACAATTTCTGACGCGGATCGCAGATTACTGGAGATGATGCTATCTGGTGAGTCTGGCAGAACAATTTCTGACGCGGATCGCCGCCGTGCGATGGGAAGAATGACGCGTTCTGGAGGTGGCACAGCTGAATCGACAATGTCCGATGATGAAAAACGCAGCTTCATCGTTGATACTCAAGGAATCGGTGCGAATACTGCCGCCGGGTTGTCCGGTGACGCTTTGAAAAAGGCTTATGAGAAAGCTCTTCGTGACGCTGAAAAAGACAACAAGCGCGGCATGGGCGGCGCTATGGTCGATGAACTGGGCTACACGCGAGGCGTTAAACTCGACCGAGAAAAACGCGGTGCCGTTAAGTATTCGGTTGGCGGAGCAATCAAAGGTAAAAACTTTACGGGCATCTTTTAAGGATGGCTGACCCAACGACATTTGCATATTCGCTGTTAAAGAGTATACAAAGTCGCATAGAATTAACCCAGGACTCAATCCTGCACGGGAGCCCAAAAGACATGGAGTCTTACCGGCACCTCGTGGGAGAATTACAAGGATTGGAGTTCGCAGAACGGGAGATTAAAGATCTCCTGCAATCGTCGGAGGAAGAATGACGAAAACTTTATACGTTCCAGACCACGTAGTAGAGTCCGAGAAAGCAAAGAAATCCGCAGCGTCTGCCTACATAGATAAAAGTGACAAGGTTCTCGATCCTTCTCTTGTTACTAAAAATCTCAAAGAGCGACTCCCCCAGCCCACCGGCTGGCGTTTGCTTGTGATGCCCTACATGGGCAAGGCAGCAACTGAAGGGGGTATTCTTATTCCCGATGCAGTCAGAGATCGTGAGGCGTTGGCGACCGTTGTTGCTTACGTTTTGAAGGTTGGTCCCTTGGCGTATCAGGACCCGTCTAAATTTGGTGATGCTGAAGATCGCAACTGGTGTAACGAAGGCGACTGGGTGTGTATCGGAAGATACGCAGGGTCACGATTCAAGATTGATGGCGGCGAAGTCCGTATCATCAACGACGATGAAGTGATCGCCACTATCCTAGAGCCTGACGACATCAAACATGTATAGAAAGCAGAAAGCGACCATGGGGATTATCCATGCCTATTGAAGCTGATATTGACGTTGGAGACACCGAAGAGGATTCGGTTGATGTGAACCTGTCCTCTGAGGACAGTGCCGAAGAAGCAAGAGCTGCGCCTGAAGCGGACACGGCGGACGAAGGAGAACTGGAGGACTACAGTTCCGGTGTTAAATCCCGTATTAACGAATTAACCAAGCGATTCCGTGAGGAAGAGCGGCAGAAGCAGAGTGCAATTGAATACGCACAGAACATCCAGAAAGAAAACGCGGATCTTAAAGGCCGCATGGAGGCTCTGGATAAGAACTATCTCGAACAGTTTGAGAGCCGGGTTTCAAGCGAACTTGAAACAGCAAAGCGCGTTCTCAAGGAAGCTCACGAAACAGGAGACATAGACAAGCTCGTTGAGGCCCAAGAGGCTTTGGCAGAGCTGACTCTACAGAAAACCACGGCAAAGTCCTCTAAAGAGTCTTCTGTTGAGGTCCAGCGAGAAGCAGCGCCGGCACCGCAGGTGGCCCCTCAAGCGGCACCGCAAGCCGCCCCTGATCCGAAAGCGGAAAAATGGGCACAAGAAAACGAGTGGTTTGGTCAGGACGAAGTTATGACATACGCCGCTTTTGGTATTCATCGTCGTATGGTTGAAGATGAAGGGTTTGACCCGACATCTGATGAATATTATGCTGAAATTGATAGTAGGCTTAGAAACGAGTTTCCAAACAAGTTTGATTCTAAGGCTAAATCAAACGGGGGAAGAAAAGTTGCGTCGGCTGAATCTTCCGCATCCCGCAAAAAGAGTGGACGGAAAACTGTGCGGTTAACCCCATCTCAGGTAGCTATAGCCAAGAGGCTGAACGTGCCGCTTGAGGAATATGCTAAATACGTGAAATGAGGGAATGACCATGAATACTGAGAACACATCTCGCCAAAAGTCTACGAGAACGCCGAGAGCCAATGAAAATCGTGCTAGGCAAGCACGCAGGGAACCTTGGAAGCCCCCGTCCATGTTGGACGCACCACCCGCACCAGATGGTTACAAGCATCGGTGGATTCGGTCAGAAGTTATGGGTTTTGACGACCGTAAAAACGTAGCAGCTCGGTCTCGAGAGGGATATGAACTGGTGCGTGGCGACGAATACCCAGACT